GGCTTCTTCGAAGGCCAATCGAACTTCCAGATCATCAAGAACATTCGCGGGACCAAGGCGCTCCAGTACAACGACGGCATCCTGGCCACAACGAACCGGAATGCCGGCGCCGTGGTGCGGACTGCGGTGCAACACGTCGCCACCCAAGCGCGTATGGAGACGCTGAAAGAGAACTCCGACGTCGTGCAGGCGGTTGAGTGGGTCAGTACGCTGGACTCGAAGACCACCAGTCAATGCCGGACGCTCGACAAGCACCGTTTTAAGCTGACCGAGGGGCCAAGGCCTCCGATCCACATCAACTGTCGCTCGACGGTGGTGGCGGTGACACGCTTCAGTGCTATGTTCGCCAAGGATGCCACCCGCGCATCCATCGGTGATGGGGGCGCCCAGCAGGTGAGGGCAGACCTCAGCTACTACGACTGGCTCAAGCAGCAGCCGACAGCGTTTCAGGACAAGGCTATCGGGCCGGTTCGGGCAAAGCTGTTTCGCGAGGGCGGGCTAAGCGTCGAGCGTTTCGCTGAGCTACAGCTTGATCGCAGGTTTTCACCACTGACCCTTGTGCAGATGAAGGCTCTTGAGCCTCTTGCGTTCGAGCGGGCTGGATTGTCTTTGTAGTCGGGCGGTAGGATCTGATCCTTTCGCTCAACCTCTAAAGCGATGCAACTAAAGGACGTAGGTTATGGCTGATCCATACGAGTATTTTCTCCCGCAGGAGCCTGTGGATGAATGTCTTGACAAGCAAACACCCCATCAGCGGGTAAGGAATTATGCCCAAGGCACACACAACGTTTACGAACTGAGCGACGCGCAGTTTGATGAGGTGTTTAAAATCGTCACAGGAAGCGGCAATTTCTTCACCGGAGACTGGGTTGACGGCAGACCTGTGACTATTAATGGAGAAGCACTGCTGAGGATCAAGAAGCGTGGCACGCACTCCACGATCCCCGCTACTCTTCATACGTGAATGAAGCCCCAGCTTCTGCTGGGGTTTTTCATGCCTGCATGCAGTGCCTGCATTTAAGTCTCTGGTAGATAACGCCAAGCTGTTCCGTGAACGCGTCGTTGTTTCGTGATCGTTGACGGAGGGAGCGGATCTGCATATACAGTCCGTTCTTTCATTTTTGTTTCGGTAAGTCATGAGCGAAGAACGAGATATTCCCGAGCCTGAGCACGACCACCTGCTCGATCATGAATTCCATGATGACGAGTCATGGGTTGAAGAAGACGCTCAGGCAATTGTTGACGAAGATGATGACGTTGATTTTCTTGATCAGATAGATCAAGACGACTGATACGGAAAAATGTAACACCCAAAAGGCCCGCCCATTCGCACGGACCTACATGCTTTGAATCAAGCCCTGGCAGCCGCCGGGGTTTTTTATGCCAACGATTTACACAGGCCTCGTCAATGACGGGGCTTTTTCATATCTGCGGGCAGGGCCTGCAAATAGTCTCTGGGAGACAACCAATGCTGAAGTTCCAACTGGACAGCCTGGACGGTGTCGATGAATCCGTGCGCGCTCTTTACACCGAGAAGGACGGCAAGTTCGTACTCGGCATTGAAGGTCTGCCACAACCCGAAGACGTTTCAGGCCTGAAGTCGAAAGTTCAGGAGTTGCTGGACGAGAAGAAGGCTGCCGACAAGGCGCGCAAGGATGCTGAAGAGCAAGCTCGCCTTGATCGCGAAGAAGCGGCCCGCAAATCGGGCAACGTCGAAGAACTCGAACGTTCCTGGTCCGAGAAGTACAACCGCCGCGAAGCTGAACTGAACGGTTCGCTGGAGCAGGAACGCGCAACGCTGAGTGGGCAGATCCGGGATCTGACTGTCGGCCGTACCGCTACTGATATCGCGTCTGCCCTAGCGATCCCGGGTAGCGCAGAAGCTCTTCTGCCCCACATTGAACGCCGCCTGAGTGTCGAGCAGCGTGACGGGAAGCCTGTGGTTGTCGTGCTCGATAAGCAAGGCAAGCTCTCGGCATCTTCGCTGGACGAGCTGAAAGCAGAATTTGCAAACAACACCGCCTTCGCGCCGTTGATCGCGGGTAGCAAGGCATCTGGCGGCGGGGCCGGAGGTGCTGGAAATGGCGGTGGGGCCGCTCTGAAACGCTCTGAAATGACGTCTGTGGCCAAGCGTGAGTTCATCACCGCTAACGGCCAGGACGCGTACCTGAAATTGCCCAAATAATGGAGTAACCCATGGCGACTACCGTCACCTCGGACATGATCGTTTACAACGACCTTGCCCAAACCGCTTATCTGGAGCGCATCCAGGATGTCATCGATGTTTTCAATGCCTCTTCCAATGGTGCGCTGATTCTCGATAACGAACTGATCGAAGGCGACCTGCGCAAGCGTTCGTTCTACAAACTCGGCGGTTCTATCGCTCACCGTGATGTGAACTCCGTCGCTGCCGTTGCCGGCCAGAAGATCGGCTCCGGCGAGATGGTCGGCGTAAAAGTACCTTTCAAGTACGGTCCGTACGAAACCACTGAAGAGGCCTTCAAACGCCGCGCTCGGTCGCCTGAAGAGTTCTCCGAATTGGTGGGTCAGGACTACGCCGATGCTGTGCTTGAGGGCTACATCCAGTACGCCATGGCAGCGTTGAAGGCGGCCATCGGCGCCAACGCAAATATGGTGGCTACGGCTAGCTTTGCCACCGACGGCAAGAAAGCGCTGACCAAGGGCATGCGCAAGTTTGGTGACCGCTTCGGCCGCATCGCATTGTGGACCATGGATTCGGCGACCTACTTCGATATGGTCGATCAGGCCATCACCGAGAAGGTCTACGAAGAAGCTGGCGTGGTCATCTACGGTGGCCAGCCGGGCACCATGGGCAAGCCTGTCCTGGTGTCGGACACCATCCCTGCGGAAACCATCTTCGGCCTGCAGGCAGGTGCGATCAAAATCACTGAGTCCCAGGCTCCAGGCTTCCGTTCGTACAACATCGACAACCAGGAAAACTTGGCGATGGGCTTCCGCGCCGAAGGTACTTTCAACCTGGACCTGTTGGGGTACAGCTGGAAGGACTCCACCGGTGGTGTTAACCCGAACCTGGCTGCAATCGGTGCAGGTGCCAACTGGACCAAATACGCGACCAGCGACAAAGTTACTGCCGGCGTCCTGATCGACCTGTCCGCGCCTTAATCGGCTTACTCGCAGCGGGCGGCCTTCAATGGTCGCCCTGGAGGTATTCATGGAACTCATCTATTCCGCTCAGAAGTCGGATTTTGATCCGCAAAAGCGCTACCGGAACCCTGAGCACTTCGAACGGCCAGAAGCCGGCGTGACAAGCGTGTTGGTGGTTGGCGACTGGCCGAACGTTGTTGATGCCTACGAGAATGTCGGCGTCGAAGTGGAGGTGAAGAACGTTGCGCGGGTGCTGATTGTTGGTGCTGGTGATACCAAGGCTGAACTCGAAGAGCTGATCGGCAAGCTGCGTATCGAAAGCGATATGGTCCGCGCTGTCATTGATGGGCTTGACGCTGGCGAGATTGAAAAGCCGGAAACCGGCGAGCTCGCAATCCGTCTGTTTCAGGCGCTCGACGGCATCCGCCTTCAGATGGTCGATTTGGCCGGTCAGCGCGATGATCTCGCAACGGAAAATGAGACGCTACGCAATGAACTCGCCGAGTTGAAGGCGGCGGAAGACGTTGACGTCGAAGCCCTGAAGGCCAAGCTCGACGCTGCTGGTGTGAACTACCGGGCCAACGCCTCGAAAGAATCCTTGGAAAAGCTCGTCGCTGATCTGCCCAAGGCGTGATACTGCAGGCTGTCGGTAACCCGGCGGCCAATCGTTCAAAACTCAATCCAGCGAGTTGATCCATGACACTCATCATCGAGGACGGCACCGGCAAGCCAGACGCCGAAAGCTACGCGAGCGCCGAGGACCTGGTCATGTACGCCGGAAAGTTCGGCGTGACCATCCCGGCGGAAGTTCCTGCGCAAGAAGCGCTGCTGCGCCGTGCCGCCTTGGCGATGGATGGCATGATCTGGAAGGGGCGCAAGATGGACGGCGATCAGGCTTTGTCCTGGCCGCGCCGGGGAGTCGAACTGGATCGGCAGATCAAGCCCGACAACTACCTGCCGGCCCGCATCCAGTACGGGCAGATGGCTTTGGCTGCCGAAATCCATCAGGACGATATTGATCCGATCGAGAAGCGCAAAGGCGCGGTGACGTTGGAGCGTGTCGAAGGGGCGGTGACTCGCGAGTACGCAACGATTCCGAACACAAGCGGCCGACTGCTACCGGCGGCGCCGGACCGGCCGAGCGCCACGCAGTTTGCTGATTACCTGCAGCGGCGCGGGTTGTTTGCTGTCCGTGCTTAGAGTACGTTTCGAACTTCAATAGAATGGAGTTCTAAAATGGCAGATTTTCCGCCAAAACTTGAAGCATGGATGCGGTATAGCCAGGAAGCTTTAGGGGCAATTATTATCGCAAAAAGCGACTTGAACCCGGCAGCTGCAGCACTCGAAGCTGCTGATTATGCGGATCGGATGTTGGATATTTGGCTGCAGAAAGCTGGTTTTTTGAAGCGGCAAAAATCGGACCCTGATCGAGAGTAATCGAATGCATGCCCAGCCACTGCGCTGGGCTTTTCACATCTGGAGCCCACCATGGCCTTCTACGACGAAATGGCCGTGATGGCTCTGGAGATGATCACAGAGTTCGGCCAACCCGTGACCATCCGCGCGGTAGCAGTTGGTGAGTACGATCCTGAAACCGGTACTGCACCGCCCGACACCATTACCGAGCAGACCGCCCAAGGCATCCTGCTCGACTTCACCGGCCAAGAGTTCCAGAACAACAGCCTCATCAAGCAGGGCGACAAGAAGCTGAAGGTCGCCGCGGAGGGGCTGGCGTGGGCGCCTGATCTGCTGAACAAGGTCATTGCCCAAGGGCGCACCTGGTCAATCGTTCCTCCGTTGAAAGAGATCAACCCAGCCGGTACGCCGATTCTGTATGAGCTGCAGGTGAGGTCATGAGCCGCGCGGGTTCCGGGCAGTCCGGCAGCTTTGCTTTGAGTCTGGCTGAATTCGCGGCTCAGGCCACGGAAGCTATCGACGCCAGTCTGCGCGAGATCATCATCGAGGTCGGCAGCAGCGTGATCCGCATGTCACCTGTGGGCAATCCCGAGATATGGGCGCAGAACACTGTAGCCCGTCAGTACAACAAGGCCGTAGACGATCACAACAGTGATCTGCGCAGCGATCCGGCCAACTTGACGAAAGCGGGCCGCCTCAAGCCAGGACGTAAGCTGAACGACGGCATGGATATCGTTGCGCCAGAAGGCTACGTCGGCGGACGGTTCCGGGCCAATTGGCACCTTTCGATTGATGTCGTCGAGAACGTCACCTTCGACGAGGTGGACCCAAGTGGAAGCGAAACCATCGCCGCGCTTGTCTCGGCAGTCAGCGACTTCAACGCCGGCCAGACTGCCTACCTCATAAACAACCTGCCGTACGCGATCCCTCTCGAGTTCGGGCATTCGACCCAGGCACCCGGCGGTATGGTCCGCATTACCGTGGCCCGCTTCCAGCAGATCGTGCAGGAGGCCATCAGGAACAACCAGGTATGAGCCACAACATCATCGCGTCGATCTTCGAAACTAAGCTGATCAACTGGGCGAACGCCTTGCCGGTACCGCTGAAAGTCGTAGTCGAGAACGAGACCTACACGCCCGTCGACGGCACCACCTACCTGAAGGCGTTCACGCTGCCCGCCGACACCGCAAGCAACACGCTCGGCGGCGACCACAAGCTGTATACCGGCGTGTTTCAGGTCAGCATCTTGACGCCATCCGGCAAGTACCGCGGCGCGGCAGGCGCACTGGCCGACCAGATCGCCGCGTTGTTCCCGCTGTACGAGCGAAACACGAAAGGCGCGCTTACGGTGGTGACCATGAGCCTGGTAGACCCAGGCCCCGGCA